AAGAAAGTTAAAACTAATAGCAAAAAGGATAATAAGAAATGAAAAAAGAAGAAAACTTTACTTACTCAATTTACACTGGCTCAAAATTAAGAAACAAAAATTACGAAGAAGAAAGAAAACATTTATAAAACTCTGGAAAATGAAACGATTACAGGAGTTAAGGTCCATGCTTAAAGCCGCATAAGAATAAATACTATTATGGCAGAATTAAACGACATACAGAAACTTGCTACAGATGTTCAAGTCCTTAAAAATGAAGTTGAACAGGTTGCGAGTGTTAATACAAAACTTGATAACGCAATAGATAAATTAACTGATATTTCAAGCAGTATTAAATCTATGTTGGCTGTACACGAAGAAAAACTATCAAAACAAGAAGATATAGATAAAGCAATATTCAACCTAATAGAGAGTCGTAGAGTTGAATTTGATACAAATTATAAAGAATTACACGCTAGAATCAATAAGATTCATAAAGAATTAACTGATGAAATTGAGATGTCAGAAAAGCGTTTAATGTGTGAAATTAAGACTTTAAACGTAAATTTAGACGGTAGGATAGGCGTTTTTGAAAAATACAGATGGATCATCATAGGAGCAGCAATTGTACTAGGGCTGTCTATGCCTTCGATATTAAATATCTTAAAGATTATTCAGTAGATACTTGACTTTTTTTACTATATAGTATATACTGTTTATTATGAGTGGTTATATTGATCTAAATTACATATCTAAAATACAGCCTAGATTACAACAGTTTAAAAAGAAACGAGAATACCTTTTTAATTTTCGTTGTCCTGTTTGTGGTGATTCTAAAAAGTCTAAAACAAAGGCAAGAGCATATCTTTATAGAGTAAAAAATGATATGTTCTTTAAATGTCATAATTGTAGTGCTTCACACAACTTGGCAAATCTTATAAAGTTAGTTGATAGACCTTTATACGATCAGTATATTTTAGAAAGATATAAAGGCAGTAAACCATCAAATGACGCTGAAAGTTTATTTGATAAATTTAAAACTGATACAAAACAAAAATTAAAATCTACACCTCTACAAGGCCTTACAGCCTTTAGTAACATTGAGAATGAACATCCTGCAAAGCAGTATTTGATAAAACGAAAACTGCCTACAGAATACTTTGACCGATTATATTATTGCGACAAGTTCCAAACGTATGTAAATAAATTGCGACCTGGGACATTTGATAGTCTAAATAAAAAGTACGAACATCCTAGATTGATAATACCTTTTTATGATGTTGGTGGTGAAGTCTTTGCTTTACAAGGAAGAGCATTTGGTAAAGAACAACCAAAATATCTAACAATAAAACTACAGGAAAACAAACAAAAAATATTTGGCCTAGAACGAATTAATCTACACAAAAGATTATACATAGTTGAAGGTCCATTAGATAGTTTGTTCCTAGAAAATTGTCTTGCGGCTGGTGGTGCTGATATACAACTACCTGTTGAAAAGAAAGATGTTGTTTTTATATTTGATAATGAACCTAGAAATAAAGAAATTATAGATAGAATGTATAAGATGATTGATAAAGATTATATGATAACAATATGGCCAGAGGGAACAAAAGAAAAAGATATTAACGAAATGATAATGTACGGCAAGACAAAAGAACAAATACAAAAAATTATATCCGACAATACCTATTCAGGTCTGTCAGCAATCACTCAATTAAATTCATATAAACGTTGTTAAGGGGAGAAATATGGTAACAGGAAACGAGTCTATTAATGTCAAAAAAAGAAACGACAGAGGAATGGAACCTCTTAATATTGAAAAGATACACGAAATGGTGGAGTATGCTTGTGAAGATATAACAGGAGTATCTGCCTCACAAGTAGAAATGAAAAGTGGTTTACAATTCTACGATGGTATTACAACAGATGAAATACAACAAATTTTAGTCAAGTCAGCTGCAGACCTAATTGACTTAAACTATCCTAATTACACTTATGTGGCATCCAGATTATTACTTTACAGTTTAAGAAAACAAGTTATAGGTAAATTATGGGATCATCCACATTTATACGACCACGTAAAAAAAGTTATAGAGTTAGGATTATATGATAAACAAATTTTAGAAAGTTATCAAAGAAAAGATTTTGATAGAATGGAAAATTGGATTAATCACAATAGAGATTATGATTTCACTTATGCAGGATTAAGACAAGTAATAGACAAATATTTGGTACAAGATAGAAGTACAAATGAAATCTTTGAAACTCCACAGTTTATGTATATGATGATTGCTGCTACGTTGTTTGCCAAATATCCAAAAGAAACGAGGATGACATATGTTAAAAAATACTATGACGCAATTTCGCAATTCAAAATCAATATTCCTACGCCTGTTATGGCTGGTGTTCGCACCCCTTTACGTCAGTATGCAAGTTGTGTACTGGTTGATATTGATGATACTCTTCCTTCTATCTTCTCTGGTGATATGGCTATTGGAAGATATATCGCACAAAGAGCAGGAATTGGTATCAACGCAGGACGTATTCGTGGAATCAATGCAAGAATCCGAGGCGGGGAAGTCCAGCATACTGGAGTTATACCTTTTCTTAAAAAGTTTGAGGCAACGGTTAAGTGTTGCACTCAAAATGGAGTAAGAGGTGGTTCTGCTACAGTACACTTTCCTATTTGGCACCAAGAAATAAAAGATATTATTGTATTAAAAAACAATAAAGGTAGTGAAGATAATAGAGTTAGAAAATTAGATTATTCAATACAATTATCAAAACTATTTTATGAAAGATTTATAAACAACCAAGACATAACTTTATTTTCACCACACGAAGTACCAGAACTATATGAGGCTTGGGGTACACCAGAGTTTGATGAACTGTACGAAAAAGCAGAAAGAAAAATTAGCGTTAAGAAAAAGAAAGTTAACGCACAAGAATTATTTTTTGACATACTAAAAGAAAGAGCGGAAACAGGTCGTATCTATATTATGAATATTGACCATTGTAATACTCACTCATCTTTTAAAGATAAGATTTCAATGTCTAATCTGTGTCAGGAAATAACTTTACCAACCACTCCAATACAACACATTGATGGAGAAGGTGAAATTGCTTTATGTATTTTATCTGCCATCAATGTGGGTAAAATAAACAAAAGAGATGAATTAGAACCATTATGTGATTTAGCAGTAAGAAGTTTAGATGAAATAATTGATCATCAAAAATATCCTATCAATGCTGCCGAAGTATCAACAAAGGCAAGAAGAAGTTTAGGCATTGGCTATATAGGTCTTGCTCATTATCTTGCTAAAAAAGGATACAAGTATGATCAAAAACTTGCGTGGAGACAAGTTGATAAACTAACAGAAGCATTTCAATATTTCTTGTTAAAATCAAGTAATCAACTTGCAAAAGAAAAAGGTAAATGTGCTTATTTTGATAAAACAAAATATGCAGATGGTATTTTACCTATTGATACTTACAAAAAAGACGTAGATGAATTAGTAAAAAGAGATTACACTTACGATTGGGAATGGTTAAGAAAAGAAATTAAAGAAAGTGGTTTAAGACACTCAACACTCTCAGCTCAAATGCCTAGTGAATCATCATCTGTTGTTTCAAATGCAACAAATGGTATTGAACCACCAAGAGATTATCTATCTGTTAAAAAATCTAAAAAAGGACCATTAAAACAAATTGTGCCTGAATATAATAAACTAAAAAACTTTTACACACTTCTTTGGGATATGAAGGGGAATGAAGGATATATAAATATCGTTGCAGTAATGCAAAAGTATTTTGATCAAGCAATAAGTGGTAACTGGTCTTATAATCCTGAAAATTATACTGATGGACAAGTGCCTGTATCAGTAATGGCACAAGACTTATTGACTACGTATAAATTAGGTTGGAAGACTTCTTATTATCAAAACACTTATGATAGTAAGAGAGAAGAAGAAGAACCTGCTCATCCAGTTGGGTTCCATGATAATGTACCTGAAGAAAAACAAGAAGTAAAAGAGGAAGAGGATCCAGAAAACTGTGATTCTTGCACAATTTAATGAAAACAGTATTCAATAAAGATAAAAAACTAGACAGTACAAAACAACCAATGTTTTTTGGTGCTGATTTAGCTGTACAACGATATGATACATTTAAGTATCCTGTTTTTGATAGATTAACACAACAACAATTAGGTTTCTTCTGGCGACCTGAAGAAGTGTCTTTACAAAAAGATAGAAACGATTACTCTCAATTATCAGAGTCTCAAAAGTTTATTTTTACATCTAATCTTAAATATCAAACAATGTTAGATTCAGTACAAGGTAGAGGTCCATGTTTAGCATTTTTACCATTTGTATCAATACCAGAACTAGAAGGTGCAATTGTAGCTTGGGATTTTATGGAAACAATTCACAGTAGAAGTTATACATACATTATTAAAAATCTATATTCTAATCCATCTGAAGTATTTGATACAATTATACAAGATGAAAAGATAGAAAAGAGAGCAAAGTCAGTTACAGAAGCATACGATAAGTTAATTGATTTAGGTTACAAATATAAACTAGATCCAAAGTCAGTTGATGAGTACGAACTAAAGAAAGCATTATGGCTTGCATTAGTAACTGTAAACGTATTAGAAGGTTTAAGATTTTATGTATCGTTTGCTTGTTCATTTGCATTTGGTGAATTAAAACTAATGGAAGGTTCTGCTAAAATATTATCATTAATTGCTAGAGATGAATCACAACATTTAGCAATGTCACAAAATATTATTAACGCATACAGAAACAAAGAAAATGATAAAGTGATGAATAAGATAATAAAAGATACTGAACAAGAAGTATATAAAATTTATGATGAGGCTGTTCAGGAAGAAAAGAGATGGGCAACTTATTTGTTTCAAAAAGGTTCTATGATAGGTCTTTCTGAAAAACTATTACACCAATATGTTGAATATATAGCAAATAGAAGAATGAGAGTGATTGGATTAGAGCAGAGATATGAACAGTCATCAAACAATAATCCATTACCGTGGACACAACATTGGTTTAATAGTCGCTCACTACAAAACGCACCACAAGAAACTGAAATAGAAAGTTATGTAATTGGTGGTGTAAAACAAGACGTTAAAAAGGATCAATTTAAAACTTTTAAACTATAATGACAACACTTACTCCACCAAATTTAAATCAGACCACTATTTCTTGTAAGAATTGTGATGTATCATATCACGTTAGTTGGGATGATAAAGATACAGAACCATCAACTTGTCCTTTTTGTGGTGCAGACACTTCTATAGAAGAAGAGGATGCAATATTTGATAATGAAGAAGAACAAGACGATTGGAATTGATTATAGTTTAAGTAGTCCTGCTATCTGTGTATGTAAAGGACCATTTAAATTTGAAAACTGTAAGATATATTATCTTACAAATGTAAAAAAATATGAAGGCAATTTTTGTAATGGTAAAATAAATGGCAGACTTCATCTACCCTATACCTCCGAGACACAACGACACGACCAGATATCCGATTGGGCGATTTCTATTATTGACACTGCTATTGGTAATATTTTTATAGAAGGTTATTCATTTGGTAGTAAAGGCCTTGTGTTTAATCTAGCAGAAAACATGGGCGCTCTTAAACATAAATTATACAAACTTAATAAAAGATTTGAAAGTATTGTACCTGGTCAAGTAAAAAAGAATGCTACTGGTAAAGGTAATGCAGATAAACTTAAAATGTATGAGCAGTTTGTAAAAGATACAGGCATTGATTTAGTAAAAGAGTTTGATCAGACAAAACTAAACAATCCTGTAACAGATATTGTTGATGCTTATTATGTAGGTAAAGCTGGTTATGATCGCTAATGTTGTTTCGTTATTTTGGGGCACAAAGTATTCACTTGATTATGTAAATGTTTTATACAATATGGTTAAAAGAAATTTAACTATACCTTTTAACTTTTATTGTATGACAGATGACTTCAATAGAAACTTTGATAAACAAATTATATTATTACCTATACCTAAACCTGTTATGAATGGGTGGTGGAACAAGTTACATCTATTTAATCCTAATTTAGGACTAGAAGGCAATGTATTATTTTTAGATTTAGATATAGTTATATTAAACAATATAAATGAGTTTTTTACAATAGGTAAAGATGAAGATTTTTATGTGATGAGAGATTTTGCTCAACCTAATACAATCAATTCAAGTGTATTAAGATTTAATACAGAACATCATAGTCATATATGGGATAGATATTTAGAAGACAAAACTAGATTTGATACCTATCATAGTGATCAAAGCGTTATTAATTTAACTATGTTAAAAAGTCCTCAGACAAAATTCTTTCCAGATCAATGGACATATTCATATAAATGGCCTACAAGAGGTGATACAAGACAATATGATTCAAATAGACCACAAAATTATACCTTTAAACAGAATGCTAAGATTTCTATATTTCATGGTAATCCAGATCCCCATGTAGCAATGCACCACGAATCAGGTAAATGGATAAAAAACTACTGGAAATAGAACAAAAGTAGAACATTTATACCCAAAACCCTAGTAAAATCAACGTTTTTTAGTGCTTGACTTTATACTTAAAATAGTATAGCGTAAGTGTATATGAAGAATAAAGGAGACACTATGACAAAAGAATTACACAAATCGTTTAACGTTGTTTATAAAAGAGAATATTTTAATTCTGAAGACGCAGACTATTTTTGGACTAGTTACTCAATGTACAAAAACGTACCTATTTCTAAAATTAAGTATTACAAAAAACAATTGTTAAAATTCAAAGATTATATGGATAATACATTTAAAGAAGACGCAACAAACTTTGCTGGTGCTACTGCTATTGAGATAATATATCCAGACGAATATTATCAAACATACGAAGATGTATGGCCTGATACTGCTAAAGGTGATAAAAGTTTATTTAATGATTTTGGTCAGTTATGGAAAAGATATGGTTTTAGAAAAGACTTTGATCCAGATTTAACAAAAAAATATACAACTAAAAGAAATTATATTTACAATATGAACTAAGGAGGACACTATGACAGTAAATACAAATATAACATATACAGATAAAGACATAGGTAAAAACTTATACAGAAAGAAAACATACTATACACTTATGATTGAACAAGAGGTATTGGCTGACAATGAGGCTCAGGCAGAACATAAGTTTTTAGATTTTGGAGGTATTGACCATTCCGAAGTCAAAGGTTCAATTACTAGTCAAAGAGAAGGTGTTGAAACATTGGTTGTTGACGCTAATTATACAGATAGTGGCAAAACTGAATACATTGGTAAAGTAGTTTATGAAGATACCGAGTTTGCTAAAGAAGATGGTTTAGTAGAAATAGATCAATATGTAGATGAAAATGTTTTAACAGTTTTAACAGAAAAAGAAGAGTCAGATATTGATGTTGCTATTCAATTAGAAGCAGAAAATCAAAGAGGTAAATAATGTATAATGGTTATTTTGCTATCGCATTAGATAAACAAAGCTGTAACGCAGTTAAAAAAAGTGCCACAATGAGTGTATTAGTATCGGATCATATTACACTTGCATTTAAACCAACAGTTAAAGTTTTTAACAAATACAAAAATCTTGTGGGTAAAAAAGTAGGTGCTATGATTAATGGCTACAGAGCAAATAATCACATTGACGCATATTGGGTAAAAGATATGTTTTTATTAGACAGTAATAAAAAAATAAAAAGAAGTGATAAAGGTGCCGCTCACATTACATTATCACACAAAGAGGGTTATAAATCAGGTGACGCTAATACTATGTTTACAAATCCTAAAGTAAAAGATAAAAAATATGGTTATGTAGAAGGCACTATCAAATATTTTAATTACAACAAAGGAGTATAATATGGAATGGATATTACTAATATTGATAATAATGATGACCGCCGTTGCAGTTGCATATTCAGGTGAAATATATTTGTATTTAAGTTTAGTATTTGGTTCAATTATTACCGATATACAAAATTTTATAAGAAAAATACTAGGTAAATAGACTATTGACAAATTGATTAAAATGTGCAATAATAGTAGAATGTCAAAAAAAATGACAAAAAAAGAACAATTAGATTTAGTAAAATTACAATATCATAAGTGGTTAGGTACACTAGGTCTTAATGTAAATGTAAAGACAGGCCACATTATCAAATCAAAAAGAGTACCTAAACCTTTAGATACTTCAATATTCAAAGTAAGAAATTCTATACCAACAAGTGATAGGATAGTAGGTAGTACCTATAGAAGATACTATAGTACAAGTTTACCTGCTGGTAAAACAATATCTGTAGCATATAACAAAGGCGGCTATCAGGTTGTTGATGCTAAAGATTTTAAATCAATGGGAAGGAAAATATGAGAACGTTAATGATGTTAACAATACTTGCTATAATGGCAACAGCAATAGCAAAAGCAGATACAGTAGATGTAAAAGTAAAGAACTTTATTGTAACTGAAGTAAATGATATTAAAGAATATCAAAAAAATAGTTGGCAATCAGCAAAAGAACAAACTGCTAGAAACATTGCTCAAATTAAATTACTTTTTACAAAGGTAAAAAATAATGTTACACAAAATTAGTGATTTTTGTAAGAAGATTGACAGCATCAAAACTCAAGCTGACAAGTTATATAATTTAAAATATAACAATCCTAAAACACCTGAGCGAGATGCTGAAATCAACCATTTAATTGAAGATATACAAATAATGTGTAAAGTTGTTGGGAATGATACGGCGCCATATGATAAAAAATAATTATGTCTGATTTAGAAATAACAATTAAAAATTTAAAAAGAGAAATAGAGGAAGAGTTAGAATATAAAAATAACGAATCATTAAACGAGGAACTGTATGAAATTAATGATTCTTTGAACAAACTAAGTCCAAATAGGTCAGATGTTCATGCTTTGTTCTCTTAAAAATGTTGAATTTATTAATGTTTTTAACGCTTGACTTTTATACTAAACTGTGATAGAATTAGTACATAAATGATTATTAACTTAACAAAAGGACACTATGATAGATAAACAAACTATATTTGAAGAATTTAAAGTTGCAAAACAAAAAGACTTGCAACAATCCACAAGAAACGAACCGTATGAAGATGTCTTTACAAATAGACTTGCACTTTTAAATTCACATAAAGTTGCAAAGAAATCTAATCCAAAGATGTATAGAAACTTAGATATTAATTTTGATAATCTTATAAAAGCTTATTCAAGTCAATATCCAGTTGATGTTTTTTACAATGTCGGCTTTGGTAAATCTTATAAACAATATCAATTTGATAAGATTATTGAAGAAATGACAGAAAAACAAAAAGAAAAAGAAGAACAATTAAGAAAACAAGAAAAAGAAAAATTAAAAATTGAAGATGTTGAAGAAGTTACTTTTAATTAGTACTTTGTTGTT